GTTGCACAACCATGAGATGTGACAGTGAACCGCACAGAAGTTGTGCCATTTGTTGTCATAGGATTGTTTACAGTTTGTGTAGCTCTTAGTGGTGTAATGTCATAATAAATACCATCGTTTAAAACATAAAATTTACGATTAGTACCTACACCTAAATATTGATTGCCGTCAAAATCAGACCATTCAAATAATGTTCGGCAACTACCTACAAAAGTATTATCAGAATATTTTTCCCAGCCACCTATTTTTTGAGGAAGACCAGATTGAAAGCGAACAAGATTACCATCAGTCCAGCCACCTTCGTCTGTATAGTCTGTTGTCTCTTTATTTATTCCTGGTCTAAAATTAAATTTCGCTAAAGGCATCTTGCAATTGTTCCACTTTCTCTTCGAGGTCATCGATTTTCCAGATAGCATCTTTTAATGCCTGAGTAAGTAAAGGAACCAGCTTAGAATGATCTAATTGCTGCAAAATTGGTGCGTCTGTTACTGGATCAACAGCGTCCTTGTCACCTGTGACTGCCTGAGGTACAACTTCTTGTACTTCATGAGCTAAAAAACCTTCTTGTTTTGTAGGATTAATAATATCCTTAAACTCATATTGAAGGGGTTGAAGGTCAAGAACCCTTTCACATGCATCCTCTATATGACCAATTACATTTTTCTTTCGGTAATCAGAAGTTGTATTATAAGAGGCATTCGTTCCGTTATTAGTAATAGTGCCTACAGTTGTTGCACCATTTAAAAATGTCATATGTGGTATACCAGTACCTTGATAAGATTTATACATAGCATCTGTATCTAAATAAGATGTAGCGTTAGTTGTGGCACCTGTTGTTGTTCTACCTGCGTAAAAAATATTACCTGTATTATCTATGCGTATTCTTTCAGCTGAACCACCAGTCACAAAAGCTAATTGATTTGATGTTGCCTGTATTTCGTTTCCGTTAATATTAACACTATCAACAGTTAAATTAGTAGCAGGTGTATTAGAACCAATATCAACACCATCTATAGTTCCAGCATCAATATCGGCTTGATCTAAATAAGCAATACCATCAATGTATAAGTTTCTAAATTCATGTGTTGCAGAACCTAAATCATGTGTATTGTCGGCTGCTGGAATAACACCTTCTGTTAAAAGAGTGCCTATGCCATTTTTTATATTACCGTTTGTTGCTCCAAGGCCATCAGAAAAAATCATAGCTGTTGTACCATTTGGTACTGTTACTGTTGTACCAGATGAGCCTTGTTTAAATACTAAATTAAAACCACCTGTTGTAGCATTTTTTACATACCAAGTTTTTTCTAAATCATTTGGACTTAGTGTTATTGTTCTATGTGCGGTTAAAGTTCCAGTAAAATTAATGTATTTATTTCTTGCAACTGAACTTGAACCGTCAGCAATAGCTAAAGTTGCGTTAGCATCTAATAATGCATGACTAATATAACCAGATATTGCCTGGTCAACCAATTCCATGTTTGTGTTTGTACTTGTGCCCCAAGTACCTGACTCCTCACCTGTACCTATTAATTTTATACCTAAATTACTAAATGTAGCCATTACGCAGCAATCCTTACCCAGTTTGGAGTTTGACTACTATCTACCTCTTGCCAAATAGCTATGTCGCCAATACTTCCTGTCATACTTAATCCAGTTGGGAAAATATCAGCTCCAAAGTTTATTTGGATAAATCCGATATCTCCTGTTGCACTTACTCCCGTTGGGAATACGCCAACACCAACGCCTACACTAACATTTCCTTCTGTAGTTGTCATTCCTAAATCGACACTACCTGCTACAGACACTGCCATACCCATGCCAGAGTGAGCACTACAATATATGTATAATGTTGAAGGTGTAGAATCTGTAATTGTTATGGTTGTAGAGCCTGTAGAACCAGGAGAACCAGAAATACTTACATTAGATGCATACTCCACCCCTCCACCATGTGTGCCATCTTGTGTTGTTGAAAATTTTAAAGGATGGCCACCGTTTGAATTATCTGTTTGATCAAACACATAAGTAAACCCTACATGCAATGTAGTTGGCATTGATAATGCACCATCAATATAATATTTGTTTCCTGAACCAGCGTTGCTAGAAACTTTAACTGAGAAATTTTGATTTTGTCTTGGCTTAGCAATAACACCAGTTTTTGCAGTTTCATCGCCAAGCACAGCATTTATTGCGATTCCGCTTGGGAATACATTTGGAGCTAATAATACTGATTCATTACCTAAAGCAGATGTAGCTGCAATACTGTTACCTGTAACGAATATAGTTTCATTACCAACAGCTTGTACAGAATAAGGTCCAATTGTTTGGAATGCAGCTTGGACACCAGTAACACCAAATACACCGCCAAATTGAACAGCAGGACCTGTAAGATGTGTTTGTGCTTGAATGCCGGTAGGTAGTACAGTTACAAATTCACCAGCATGAACTGTTCCTAAAGTTGCTGTTAAAGAAAAACCAGTTACAGCAATAGTTTCGTTTTTTATAAACTCACCAGAGCCTGCGTATGTGTCTTCTGAATATGATGTGAATCCATATGACATTGTCTAAATTACTCCTAATATAGACAATTTACACTATTCTACTGTGTATTGTCCATTTTCGTCTTTTATTAATTTTTTGATTTGCTCTCCCAATGATTTAGAATCTACTTCTAACAAAGCATCAATAAAATGACCTGATTTACTTTCTACGGAAAAACTAACTTCAAATTCATGTAAATGATTTCTACCATGAATTTCGTCTAAATCTTTAAGTATTGACATTATCTATCAACTACACCTGATACAGGACAAGCAGGTATTGCAATATCAGCAACATCTGCTTCAGATGTTGGTAAATCTCTTAACTCTTGTCTCCATGTAGTAACAGATGCTTGATCAGCAGAACTTAACGGAGAATCATTATTAATTGCCCAATCAGATTGTTGTAAAAGATAATCTCTCTCACCTCTTATTCTTCCTAACTGAGCTTCATCCCAATTATCAATTTCATATTGTGCTGATTCTTTTGCATCATCCCATTCTGCATCAGTAAAATCTCTTACAACTCTTTGTCCAAAAGTAGGTGAACTTTCGTCATTATCCCTAGTACTTATCTTAGGTCTAGTTGTAAAAACCGCGAAATCATCTTGTGTTGGTCTTGCCATATTTAATACTCCTTTTTAATTTTTTACATCAATTAAGATATTTAATCAACTTAAAAAACTTGGTTTAGTTGGAAACTCAACATTTGGAAAACCTGATTGTGCAGGTAAATCTCTTAATTCTTGTCTATATGTTGTAACTTCAGTTTTTTGTTCTTCTGTTAAAGGACTGTCAAAAGCTAAAGCCCAATCGCAATCTTTTAACAATATGTTTCTTTCTAATCTAAAATCTTTTTTTGCATCAGCTAAAGTTGTTTCTTCATCTGGTACAATAGTTACATCTATATCAACATATTCTTTTGTTGTTGCATTATATACTCTTTGTGTTGCCATAATTTTTTAGCCTATAATTGCGTAAACTGATATTACGCCTTCCATAATTGCCCTAGATATTACTGCTTGACTATCGTTACCGCAATAAAAATAAAAACCATCTGCATAATTGCTAGTTGTTGCAGCATCAGCTGAAGATATACTTAAAACTCTTGATTGAGAATGATTACCAGACTCATAACGCCAAGAAGCATCATAATATAAACTACCATTTCTAAGTGAATTTGTATAAACTGCTCTGCACATTAATTGACCACCATGTCCACTAGCATTATTATAAGTTTGTTTTTCTTGAGTAGGTGTGTTTCCACTATACAAATCATAGCTTGTACCATTAGCCCAATTTAAAATAAATGCAGTTGATTGTGTTTTACTGTTATTAGTAGCATTTCCAGAATTACTATTCATATATGTAAAAGTATTATAAGTCGGACCTGTATAAATACTTGAATTTCCATTATAAGGAAGCATACATAAAAAATCTCCACTTCCTGCAAAATTAAGAGCATGAACATTAATTTCATACGACCTTACATTTGCTGCTGTTTGTTCTGCTGGTAAACTAATTAAAACATTTTGTGCTGTGCTTGAACCATCTACTCTAAAATCATAAGAACCACAAAATACTCTGCTATCTCCACCACCAGCACTAGACCAGCTTAATACTCCATTACCATTTGTTTGTAGGGATGAACCATTTGATCCGTCTGTTGCGGGCCAGGTGTAAGTTTTTGCTACGGCATTTGAAGGGACTTGTATTTTCGTACTAGCCATTTTTAACTCACAACGCCGTCTTTAAACCAAGCCCATAAAGTAGCACATCCATCTACCCAATTAGTACTGCTGTTGTCTTCATTTTGTATTTGGAAACCCATTGTATGACCTGCTGTTGCATTATGAAAAGGAACTTGCACAGTACTAGATGATCCTACATGAGCATTTGATCCATAAACTTGTTCGTAGAACGATGTTCCCCAAGTACCAGATGAGTTATAATTACCACTCATAGCTGATGATTTTATCCAAAATTGTGGAACAGCACTGTGATTAAACATATCAAAAGTTGCCATATATCCTAAACCAGACCAAGAATCATTGTCTGTAGTAAAAAGAGGAGGAGCATCACTATAACCATTTTGAACATTTCCATTGGCCATATTTAAAGCCATTCTACCTGCTGAAGTAAGTTGAAATGCTTGGGTAGAAACACTTGGATTGCTAGTTGAGTTCGCAGAAACATCAAAAAATGAATTAAAACCATTTACACCGCCTCTGTTACCGCCGGTATCATATATTGATGTAGTTGATCCATTTTGTTGCATAAATTTAATAACAGGTTGCGTAGTGTGACCTGTTCCACCTAAACCTCTCATACCCCAAAACTGTATACGAAACGCCATTACATCTGATGCTGTACTTGTCCAAGAAGTAGGAACTGTTAAAGTAAAGCTGTTAGCTGGTGTATCTGTAAGAGGAGAATATTTATCACAAAATCTAAATCCTTGATGATTGTTATCTGGACTTGTTAAAGGTGAAGCAGGTGGTGTAGCAAAAGTTGTTGCACCACTGGTTCCGCTTGTTTGTAATTCTTGATTAGCTGATCCGTCAGTATTTGGTAGTGTGTAAGTTTTACTTGATCCATCAGCACTAGGAAAACTATCATTTGCATCTTTAAAACCAAGATTAGCACTACCATCAGTTTTCATTATTTGATTAGCTGATCCGTCAGTGCTAGGTAATTTAAAAGATACCGCACTATTTTGAGACTGAACATTTTTTACTACTATTTTACCCATTATGTTACTACTCCATTTTTAAATACTGCATAAAGCTCCATAAAACCATCTGTCATGGTAGCGAAACTTGTTGAAGTAATATTAAAACCACCAATATTTGCATTATCATACATAGCACCAGTTGATGTATACATTTGTCGCTGAATAAATTGTGTCATTTGTGTGGAATTTGGATTTTCTCTTTGATAACACGACCAAAAATGACCCATTGGACCTACCTTACCATTGTAAAAATCATATTGAGCGTTAAATCCTTCAGCACCACTTGGATTTTGTGTAGTGTTATTTGCGTTGTTGTTCTCAAAACTATAAGTACTTGGGTAATATCTATTCATATCGTAGTTATACATAGGTCTCAT